GTCAGAACTCCACTTGCTGGTGTACCCAATGCTGGTGTAGTTAGCACAGGGCTTGTCAGGGTCTTATTCGTCAGCGTATCAGTCGTGGCTTTCCCGATTAGTGTGTCGGTTCCAGTTGGAAGTGTTAGTGTTCCTGAGCCTGCAACCAGTGGCGCTGTGACTGAAATCAAACCGCTAGTGTCTCCGGAAAATCCGATGCTCGCCATATTATTCTCCCTTAGGAAATTGAGTTTTTACAGCCTGTATCTCAGCTTTCCAAGCATCCAGACCACCGTGAAAGATGGTGTCTAGCTGGTCTACTATTGGTGGATAGGCAGCAGCGCGTAGTTCAGCGTAGGTTGGCGGTACTGGAATCGGCAATGCAGCAATTTCTTCTGCTGTCAGTTGGATTACTTTTATCTCACCTGTTTGGCAATTTACTTCTGTGCGTTCCATTATTTGCTCCTATTCGTACAAGATGTTGACTGAACCAGCATCGAAGGTGTCTGTGCCGTTTACTGTGGTTAGACGAATTCGGTCTAGTGTAGCAATAGTTCCATTACCACCACCAATAACAACCAAGACAGTGCTATTTTTCCCAGTATGAGAAGAAACCCATGTAGAGCCACTAGAATTTATTAAAGTAATAATCCCAGATGATAAAGATGCTGCTGCATCAGTATAAAATGAAAATCCTGCGGTGCTATTTAGGCCACCAGAATTACTTGCTTGTCCTAAAACATTTGTAGTTGAAACATACCCAGTGCTTACAACGCCGCCACTATTACCACCTTGTATTAAAATTGAAGATGTACCACTGAGACTTACCCCATTCAACATCACAGTAATACGCTTTACCCAGCTAGGTATGCTTGTGAAGTCAACGCTAGTACCTGATGTAGTCGCTACTGCTGTTCCACTTGTCAAAGGATAGAGTATCCCTGTAGAGCCAGCTACAGTGCTTGAGCCTGTGATAGCACCAGTTACTCCTAGTGTGCTGGTTAATGTCACTGCACCCGTAGCCGCCAGAGTACCAGTTACAGCCACACTCGCGCTGGTCACAGCAACTACTGTAGTTCCATTACTATTTAAGTTGAGAATGCCAGAGGCATCGCCCGTCATCGAGATGCCACCTGCCCCACTAGTTTGGGCTGAAATCGTAGATGCCATTTATATATCTCCTAAAGAATTGCCCAGCGAGAGCCGCTAGGAACAGTAACCACCACGCCAGATCCGAGCGTGATGGGTCCGACAGAGAATCCATTTTTAGATGTTGTCAAAGTGTACGATGATGTTACCGACTGAGCATTCTCGTAGATTGCTCCGTTGGCCTGCGCTCCACCAACACCGCCCCATGCACCAGCAACGTATCCCTCGAATCCAGCAATGGTTGAGTTGTATCTCAACATCCCATTTATTGCACTTGCAGTACGTTGACCTGTAGTACCGGCGGGTAGTGTTGCTGATCCAGTAGCGGAATCCTTAGACACTACAACTGTAGCATCCAGTGCTACATAGTCCCAGGCTGAGCCTGAGTAAACTAGGACTCTGTTGGCCACTGTATTGAAATACAAGTCACCGGCAGTCAGTGCCCCACCACTTGGGTCCAGAGTAGGATTGGATGCGAAAGCGCCAAAGTATGTATTCGTGAACGATGCAAGACTGGCTGCTGCCGCTGATGCTGATGCAGATGCGTTACTAGCCTGGGTAGTTGCTATCCCAGCTTGTGTAGTCGCTATGCCAGCTTGTGTTGTAGCAGTGCTTGCTGATGACGCTGCATTATTGGCTTGCGTTGTAGCGGTCCCTGCCGATACAGCTGCTGCCGATGCCGAAGCTGCTGCTGCTGCCTCAGATGCTGCCGCTGCTGCTGCATCTACCAGAAGTCCCCACTTAGCTACGTCAGCATTGCTCGTGATAGGCTGAGTCCCAACTGAGGTATGAGCTGTTAAGCAGATGTAAATGTTGTTATTAGACGTATCCTTGATGATGTCGTATACAAGGTATGCTACTCCAGCTGACCAATTTCCACGGTACGTACCAACAGCATTACTCGTGCTTGGATTGCCACTGCCATCGAATGACAGGAACTTGTTTGCCCTGACGGTATTGACAGGCAGCGTCATATTGACTGAGGTTGGATCTGTTACAGGAGCCTTCAGAGATCTCTCGGCAGTCTCAGCAACCTGCTGCACCAAGATAGTCTGGGAGTCCATCTCACTGTTAACAGTACCAGCAAAGAAGTCTCCGCCAGTAGTGAAGTCAGTGGTACGCTCTATAGCCCTAGAGCCGGTGATCGTAATTCTGTCTGAACCTGTAGCTGCAACCACTAAGGTGATAGATCCGGTCCCAAGGGTGGGGCTGATCGTTACCGTGTAATTAGTGGTGATCGTGAGTAGTGTTGTGTTCTTATATACGGCAATGTCAGCACTAGATAGCACTTCGAATGGGAAGGCGTACGGTCCAGCACCAGCAGATCCGGTGTAAACAATGCGCCTCGATACGTTACTAATTGGATAATTTGCCATTATTTTGCTCCCATCCCAAGATCTTCAATCATGCTAGCTTTGCGCTCCGCTAGATCCCTAAGTTCTTCACTATACTCAGAATTCTTATACAGTATTTCACGTGCTTTGCCAAATACATCCTCAAACTCATTCCTCAACAAAGTCTGTTGCTGATACAGTGGAAGCGACACAAAGGCTTCGTGCCCACCAAGGTCCAAGATTCTTTGTTTGAGGTTAAGCCCAGCTGGGTCATTAGCGATCTCAAGCAGCTTATTATATTGCTGAGTATTAAGATCAACCTTCGCGGTTAATCCCTTGCTGATAGGGATGGAGACATTCCGCTGCGGCATCGATACATTGGCGTGGGTCTGGATCAAGATCTGATTAGCCTCATCCGTCTTTCCCTTAGTAACCCGTAATGGTGACATATGGAATCTAGCGTCTGTCTCATATTGCAGTGGCTCAGCAAATATATTAAGCTTATTAGGAAGGTTGTCACTCAGTCCTGGCGTGGCATTCATTAGCTTATTCATGCCCTCCATCATCCCCTTGATTAGAATAGGGGTGTTTGGATCAACCTTATAATCCCTTCTGTATGGGTCAGTCTTTTCCCGTACCGAAGACAGCATCCCACTCAGAGGGACTACAGCCTTGCCAGCAAACACGGTGACAGAACTGCTGAGCGTATCTATTAACTTCTCCGTCTTCTTCTGTTCAGCCCCATAAGTTCCACCGAGCGCCTCGGAAACGTTAGTTAATCCTTGGAAGAATGGCTGATCCATCATATACGAATAGAATCCATACGACAGAGCTACCGCGTATTCGTTAACCCTACTGTTGTCGCTCTCATATCTAACGTAATCTACATAATTAGACGCTGAAGCAAGGAAGGCTCCAAGTGGCTCCATGCCCATATAAGAGACAAATGTCTTGCCCTCATAATCTCCGGTGCCAAATCTTACATCTGTATTGAGCTTTGAGAATAACGCCCTCTGCTCGTCAGATAAAGAGCCATTAAATACCATGCTGTAAGGCTGCCAACCTTGGTTTATAAGAGCCTCGCGAGCACCCTTGTCTGCTGGACCACCACCAGTAAGGTTATTGTTCGCAGCATGATTCGCCATAACAGACGCCACACCAGTTCCCATACCAATCTTAGCCATCGCCATATCAACTGTCTTAGAGTCACCAGCGAGATCAGACCTAACGCGCTTACTCAATAATCCTAACGCAGCCAAAGGACTCCTCTCCAATACCTGTAAGGATATGTTGATTGGAGCTGTAAGGAATGGCATATTGATTTTAGCAATAAATCCAGTCCACGAATCCTCGTTGGTTAGTGATTGCAAGGACTCAAACTTTCCCTCTAATGGCTTTGTAAACGTGGCCTCCCTAGCCAAATCCATAATTTCATCTGGAGGAGAGTCGTAGATATCGTCCATAGTTTTATTGAATATGGATTCCGCATCTTTGGCTGAGCTGCCTTTGGCTATTGCTGCCCTGTAAGCTTCTTCGGAGTTCCTTGTCGCGTAAGCTGACAGCTCACCACGGTAAGTAAATCCTTTAAAGAACTCATCTGCCGTTAATAAGGACCGGCCAGGCAGCGTTGCAACGAAGTTCAATCCCTTGACTGCAAAGGCCATAGGACTGTCTGCGTTGTAATCAAATATCTGAGTCCTAGCTTTAGCTAACGCTATCTTTGTTGGGTCTAATACTGTCTTTGGATATCCAGATCGGAATGCGTGCGAGGCCATTGACATTCCATCTCTCATTGCAGAGTTGAATGAAAATAGCTGTGCCAATACTTCCGATGATCTATACTGGTCTTGAGTCCCTAGACCCAATGTCTTTCTAGTTGATCCAATAGCAACCGCACCAACCTTCTCTGCTAGTCGCATCGGGGCAAATATAGCGTTACTCATAAAGTTACGAACATGAGTTCCTGGCCTAGCTAGCAGGCCATTAATATAAACAGACATGAGTCTAGCCTTAATGCTGCCTGTAGCTGCAACATCTATCAATTCAGACCTGCTCTTAGCAGTCAAGTTTGGATCAAGGAATTTACGTGACCAATCCCTCAGTTCTGACTGGGTAGTGAACCCGCCAATTGCATCGTCAAACGATACGTCTGGGCTAGACTTAACTCTCATGATAGATAGCGATTGAGCTACATTGGTTTTGTAGTTCTTAATGCTGCGCTGCAACGTGCTATGGAAGGCAATAGTCTGCGTGGCATTCAGCATCTCAGCTTGAGTAGCCGTACCATTGGATATTTTGGTGGCTAGATTCAATAAGTGATCTGCACTACTTGCTTGCGCTACCAAGACAGCACGTACTGTAGATGGATCTACTGATGCCTTACGTTCCAATAGATCACTGATAACCTTGGAGCTGTAGCCTGAATCCTGCATTTTCTTAACTAGCTCAGACTCTGATTCAGCCCATGTCTTCCTCTCCGTTGTTATCCCTGCGTACTTTGAGATAGCACTGATAACGCCGGATAGATCACCATCCTCCTTAACTACATCGTAGTTAAACACTTCTGACGGAGGCTTAGCGGCGCCAACAGGAAGCGCCTCGATCCTAGCCTTCTCTACAGCAGATTGGGTGACGACACCTTCAGGAGTTAATGTTGGACCAACGATAGGTGGCTGTACAGCTTTGACCTGACTCTTAATGCTCGGGCCTCCAGGCTCTGGAACTAGACCTTTAACTTTAATAGCAGTCTCAAGCTGGGACTTAACTTCCTCTGGAGTAGCCTCAAGCCCAGTCTTTTGCCTAGACTTTATTTCAGGAGCTTTGCGAGTGATAGATTTAATTATTACCGAACCAAGACCGGCCATCTTCTCAAATTGAGGCTGATCCTCTGAGTTAGTAGGGTCAGGCAAAGAGACTGGTGGCTGCTCACTAATAGGCTCAATGGGGTTGCTGCTTACGCCATCAATAATTGACTGATTCAAATCATACTTTGTGGCCATTATTTACCCTCTAATGCAGCGGGAGTCTCGCCACTTTTTAAGATTGATCTGGATAGCTTCTTGGTTGCCATCTTCTTAACGGCTCTAGCAGTACCTGCTGCGAACTTGGGGATGCCCAAGGTAGAGATATCAAATGCGGCGGCAGCAACATCTGCTTTAGCGCTTTCCTTGATACCAGAAGTCATACCAGTTCCAGAGGTGATTGACTCTCCTCTACCCATCTTCTGTAATAGCTGTGGAGTACCTTGCTCCTGCCCATCCGAAGAACTACCTACAAATGGCACCAAGTCTCTCAGTGATAGCTCGACACCACCAACATTAACGGACCCCAAGCTCTGTAAGAATTGTCCAGCCTGCTCAAGTTTAATCCCAGAAGCTGACAAGGCATCCTCTAATTTAGATGGCTCAATAGCGCTCATCTGATCGGTAGGCTTCTTAGCCACCACACCAACTGATGCAGCCTGATTCATAGGAATGTCTGCGTGCTGATGCAGACTGTATTCATCCATGTATAGATCTTCAAATGTTTTCATATCTATTCCGGTCCATGCAGGTCTTTTGCTGCCTTATAACGCTTATAAAGCCCACGCAGCCTTATTGCCTGAGTGTCATCTATACCCTGTCTCTCAATATAAACATTTATATCGTGCTGTGCTGGCTTAAAGTCTGGGGCTACCTTGCTGAACGTAGCTGTTAGATCTTCCAAAACCTTCTTAGCTGCAACGCGCTCATTAGAACTATTCCAATTATTTACCGCTGCTTTTGCTGCATCAAGTACAAGCGGGTATTTGGGAGAGCCGTCAGCATTAATTTGGCCTACTGCTTCCGTAAAATACTGGTTTAGAATTATCTTTCTTTGAGCTGTAGACTCCTTTAAGATCGCTAGCCCACCTGGATCTCCAGCAGATAAATCTAAGAATTTCTGAGCTGACTTAGTATCCGTATCAAACTTCAATTTCATCAATGAGGTGCGCTGATCTTTAGTAAGCCTAGCCTCATCTTTTGGGTTAATGTCTCTATTAACAGCAGCTGACTGAGCAAGAGTTATAAACAACCTCTCCTGTGACTCTGTAGCCTTTGCAGAAGATGGACTGTTGTAATCTTCAAGCTGCTGCTTAGTGATCCCGCCATTGAGATACGCATCTTTAATAATAGATCGAGCAGCTGGTGATCTATCGTTGGTTATTAGTAACGAACGAACAGCCCTCTCATTTACCAAGTTCTCAGATTCCCTCTGCTGCTTCATAGCCGTAAGGTTTGACGATACCTTATTAGCAACCATCGCTCCAACTGACGCCTTCTCTTTGGGAGTAAGCGTTTTCCACAACGGGGTCATGTGTCCAAAGTCGCCACTTGTGATCTGACGCATATTAGAACTATGATCTTCACTAGACGCATTATCAGCAAATGACTCTAAGAGAACTTGACGAACGTCCTTCTTATGCTCGGCAGCTAATGCCATAGCTCCTGGAGCATTTCCTGCTGCGGCAGCTGACCTATATAGAGCTACTTGGTTTGCGTCTATTCGTGCATTATAATTTGCCAGCACATCTCTAGGACTCTGATCGCTAAACTCAGAAATCATGTGGGAGCGCTCACCAACCAACTGATCTTCAGCTAACCTATCACCCTTCATGGATGCTAGGTTGGCAGCATCTTGAGCAAACTTAATAACGCCGTGTTTGTACGCTGTATTAGCAGATGCAGATGCGGAAGCTTGGAGTCTGATGGCAGACTCAGGATCTAATGATGCAAGAGATTTAACAGCCCCATCTATTGGATGACGTAACTCATTATTCAGAGAAGCTAGATCCTTAATCTCACCAGAATCAATCCGCCGTGTAATGTCCGTGTGCTTAGCTACCAGATCAGAGTGCAGCTCAACTTGAGCCTGCGCCCCATACAGTTTGCGTATTGTATCTCTAGCTCGTGTACCGCCAACAGGAATAAAGTCTTCAGCCGTTATCCCACTCTCAGCACCCTTCTTCAGTTGCTCTATGGTAACTGGGTTATCAAAAGCGTATTGAGCTGCCTGCCTCTCTACAGCGACGCCAGTTTGCTCAAAAGCAAAAGCTGACACTCTATTTAAAGCTGCTGCTATATTGTTTGGCTGAACTATGCCGGTAACAGTAAGACCAGGTATGTCTTTAGATACTCCTGGCAAACCGGATTGGCCGTACCTAGCTAAGTCTTCTGTTTGTTGATAACGTGGCATTACATCATCCTCACTTAGTAGATGCAGTAGAAGACTTAAGGGTTGGAGCGTTAGTAGCTAGATTGGAGCCAAATGACATTACACTACTTGCAGCGTCAGCGTAATGGCCCATTGCAGCTAGGTTGCCAGCATCTATTAGCATAGCGCCTTGTATCTCACCGAATGTACGTGATGTTGTAGCGGCCGCTTGTAACGAAGCAATATCTTGCCCAGCCATCTTCTCACTAATACTTTGAGTTAATCCAGCAGATCCTTGGAATCCAGAAACTCCGCCAGCAAAGCCTCTAGCTGCTGCTGCTCCATTAATCTGCTGTAACTGTCTCAGCTTGAGGTTAGCCTCTTGCTCGTATTGCAAAGCTTGACGCTCCCCTTGCACATCAGCTTGCAATGCCTGCACTCTAGCTTGACGCTTCTGTTGCTTAGCTGCTCCCACAGAAGAAGCGGCAGCCATTCCAGCAGACGCAGCTGCCAAGGCAACTCCAATCCCAATGAGAACTGGCACTGGAATATGTAAAGACATCTTCTTCCCTACGGGCTTAAATGCCTCTAAGGAATACATATCCCACTCATTATATGATCTACCGTTCATCTTAACTCCCTTGGTAAACAGCCACTTTATATTCCATGCCAAGTACAGTCAGCTTCAGTGGAGCCGATTGAGTAATGACAATCCTTGCATCCTGAGTATACCCAAGAATGCCATTCAAAGTCTTTGTCCCAGTAAACTCTGGCACAGGGTTATCCAACATATCTGCCGTATCAAAGGATCTAAATGGCACCTCGATGTCATTGATAACCATGTTCTGCGATCCTAACAGCATAGCGTTGACTTCAACAATCCGCTTTTTAAATCCAATCCTAACGCCGGTAGATAGTCTCAACTCTACAGGCATAGTCCTTATCTCAGTTGCAATTGGCAACCCTACAACGTAGCTAGCAGTAGATGCTCTAGGGAAGGTAACAGTCCCACCACCAGGCACAACTTGGTTAGCCTGCACCAATCCGTCCAGTACAACATTGACAGTAGCTCCAACCAGATGTGCAACACTAGCTGTAGCAGCAGCACCACCACTCACAGCGCTATCCACATGGAGATCATGCTCAAACAGCTCAACATAATATTGATATACGCTATTAACTAGGCGTTTAACCACAACGTATATATATGTTATATCGACCCCGACATCAACGAACGACCCGTTTATAGTCTTGAATTCAGATGGCGCTATAACAGACTGAGCACTTAATAGAGAGTATACGGCTATCGTTCCGTCATCCCCATTAGTTATCAGCAACAAGTCATTCTCATCGGTATCAACGGCACGCCTCAAAGCCATCCGTGTCGGACCTTTAATTAAGTGTCCAGACAGTAAAGATATCTTGTTCGTCATGTACGTTAATTGCGTATCGCTAAACGCAATCTCGCTCAAGCTCTTACCCTGCCTCTGGATAAACATAACTCCAGACTCTAGCTGCTGCACCCTAACACCAGGCTTGGCACCATTCCTGCTGGTAGCAGTTACAAAGAATGAGCTTGGTGTGATCGGCTCTAAGCCCTGCTGGGGAACGTAGAACTCTCCACCAGTAGTAAGCACTAACAAGTCTCTAGCAGATATGATGTCAACAATAGCGTTGTAAGTATTGGTATCTAACGTTGCCTCTACAGCATCGTCAGCGAATCCTTCTGTCGGATCAAAGTCAAAGAATAGCCCTACCTTAGATCCCCACAAAGTAGATGGCCGAGTCTTGCTGCCACCAAAATACAATCTACCTTGATGGAAGGTAACAGCTCTAGGCCAGCCACGCGATGCAGACCACACAGGCTCGTATCCAGATTCCAACTCCCATTTACCGGATGCAATGGCAGAAGTGCTAAAGACCGGAAACTCAAGAACAGCATTGACTACGGTGCCACTAACAAACTCAATGATCTTAGCCCTACCTTGCGGCGTCATATTGATATATTGACCAACAGATGCGCCACTAAAGGTTGCTGCGGCAGATGCTGTTAATACACACTTGCCAGACACTGAGCTAGGTGTTAGCGTACCAGCAGGGAGCGTAAATACGGGAGTGAATGCGTATTTAGGAACGCTATCGAAAGCTAAGACACTAGCTGTCCACGTAGCATCCGTACCGCCACGTACAATCTTTACAGGGGGAAGGTTCTCATTGACAACTATAAGTGTGTCGGCAGATTGTGTCCAAACCAACTCACCAAGAACGGATGCCGTTAAAGCAAATGCCGTAGTATCTAGGTACGAATTACCGCTACCATTGATGTTTGTGATTAGTACCCCTTGCCTAAACACGTGCATCCGATTATGCGTAAAGCACAGCATATAGCTGTCGGTCACACTGAACTCAAAGGGAACTAGCCGGACTCCATTGGCAGCAGACTCTGCTCCAGTATTGGGTAGAGTGAACTTATACCGGAGTCCACCACGCCGAGTAACGCCGCCCTGTGGTTGACACAGAACATTGGTAGCCTTCTCCAAAGCGTTTTGATACGTCTTATCTAAATCAAGACGTGCCCGAAGTAACGGGTCTAACTCACCAGTAGTGAAGTTGGTCTGGACTGTGACAAATCTTGCCATTAGTATCTAACAGCAATCAGTGAGAAGTCGTTAATGCTATTGTTTGGTTGGTTCATCCCATCCATATTCATGCAACTACGCATAAAGCCACCACGTCCGTTGTCGCCAGGCGTGCCAACAGCTATTGTTTGCCAGTAACCAGCCTTATCTACTTGGTCAGTGATTGGGATAGCAAGATGCCACGACATTAAATACTTTAATAACTGGACAAACCAGATGGGCATCTCTGTTTCTGGAACAGAGTATTGGTAATCTATGTATACGATTTCGCTATTGGTCAGTAACTTGCCACCCATAATCCTGTAATCAGTTCTAGGGCGTACATTCTGTGCTGCGGAATCGTAGACAGCACGTGGAGAGCCAAGCCTGTCGGCTGGAAGCTGATACTCGTAAGCGTATTCACTAACAGGGGTTGTTACTAATTGAGCTAACTGTGTCTTCTGTATCGCGAAACTCCACGGATACATCATTAAAGCTTGATCTCTAATGTTAGGATACAGTCTGTCAGAAACGGAAGATTCGTCAGTTCCTTCGGTAAACGAGGAAATGCCTTTTGCCCCAAGCATTAACAGAGCGTCAGAGCAGATTGATAGTGCGGTGTCTCCAGCGGCCATATTCAATCCTTTAGAACGTAAACCAACCCCCGTATTCTGAGGGTTGGTTTATTGGAAGATACTTAGTCAGTATCTGTTGCGCTTACAGTGGTTCCGTCTGCAATATCAACCACGCCAGCAGTCGATACAGCGTTGACATAGGTCAACACAAGTGACGGCGTTGTGGTGTCATATACAAACAGAACATCACCGACATTCAGTAGCTGGTAAACGCTATTGAAGTAGCCAGCAGTATTAACTGTAGCTTGCGTATCAGCAGTTTTGTAGATGTACATAGAAGGAGCATTACCTGCCTTTGATGTACTAACTGCGTTAAAACCAGTGGAGGAAAAAGCCATGTTATATCTCCTTTTTAGGATTCGCGAGCAACGATTGAAACAATACCTTCCGCATCAATCGTGATTGCACCGGCTGAAAATACAGTGTTCACGAGGAACGATGTCTTTTCTGGGATGTAATTGATTTCTGTGCGAGGAGATATTCCTTCTGCGTACCCAACTGAATCGCGGTGGAATGCGAAACAAGTACGGTCCAGTGAGCTATCAACAACCAAACCACCTTCGGTACGGTCGCCAAGAACATGAAACTGGAAGCCAAGGTATGTGTTCAGCTCACCAGAGACAAGCGCTTTGACTGTATTAAAGTCGGAGCTGGTCACTGACGTTTCTGACAACAAAGATGCCAAGCCATTTGCATGGATAATAATGTTGCGACCTTCTGGGGGGACGTTGCTCTTGTCCAGAAGTTTCTTAGCTTCGCGCAACTTGGCCATGTTCATATTGGTATCAGAACCGCCGATATCGTTACTAACAGTCAAAGCTGTGCTAGATGCTGCTAGAGCATCAAGGATCAGTTGGTCTTGACGGCGGCCAATTGCATTAGCAAGAACTTGTGCCAACTCTTGACGCTCATCAAAGTTAACTTTAGTTTGGTTGAAAATGTCGCTGTATTCAGCAGCATTCCAATCAGCCAATGTGCAAGTGATGGTAGAGAAAGCAACATTGAGTGGGGTTACATCAGCCTGTGGAATACGAGGAGTTGCTACACCACGGCCAACCTTTGGAAACTTTACGGTAGATCCTTCGACACCACGGCGCTGACGTACAGCACTTACCAATTGAGCCTTGCCTTGGTAAGCCTGTTTTACTTCAGCATCGAATAGGGTGACAAAGGCGTTAGATAGAGATACGCTCATTTGTGTTCTCCTAAGAACAGGTTTAAAAAAAAGGGTTTCGCTATTGGTGTGCCGTAGGATTACGGGCCTGGCTTGCTGATTACGTCAGCCAATCGTCAAGGATACTTGAATTAAGGGCCGCAAATACGGTATGCCTTAGAACCCTTTTACATTATTATTATTACATAGTCAAACACTTAGTAAAAAATGAGCAAAAAAAAACCCGCCGAAGCGGGCAAAGGGCACTACCAAGATTTAATTCTGGAATTGAGCTGCAAACATCTTCTCTACTTTAGCTCTGTATGAGACATCTGTCTTGTATCTAGGGTCAGAAACCATCTGATACAGCTCATCTTTAGACGGGGCACCATCTATAGGGGCGCTATTCATTGGGATTCGACCTTCATAACTCTGCCTTAACTTCATCAGAGCCTTGATCCCGTTGGCTGTGCCACCCATAACCTTAAATTCATTAAAGTCATCCGGTCCCCAGACTCCCTTGTTAACTAGACCATTGGCCCAGTCTACCATACCCTTAATGATGGCATCCGAATTAGCCCCTAAAGACTTCTTTTCTTCAGCTGCATTAAAGTTTGACACCTCTGCTTTAGAAGCGTTTAACTCAACAACCTTTCCTACGAGGGAGTCTAGTGCGGCTTGGCTAACTCCATACTCTTTAGCCCAACCTTCGACGTGCTGACGGACTGGATCGGTATCTGGAACAGAGCCGAATGCAGCGTAATCGTAATTGCCATCTACAGGAGCCTTGTGCTTTCCTTGGCTAATCTGCTTACGTAGGTCTGTCCATGACTTGGCGATAGCCTCAAGATCTGGCTCCGCGTCTTCTTTCTTCCAGAAATTCTCAGGCCACCACGCTGGGCGATCTGCCGGAGTATCACTCTCCTCTGGAACTCTATGATCTATAGTAACTTCTTGTGGCGCTACAACGTCTGTTGGTGATGTAATTCCTGCCAGTAAGCCCTCACTATTCTCTGATTGGGGCTGGCTCTTGCTTTCTTCCATTAATTACTCCTTAAAGTTTTTTTGACCTCTTAATTCTAGCTTCTAAATCCCTCACCACGGAACATTGCCCTTCTCTGTAATATCCGAAGCTTGGGTCCGACCCTGGAACGCATACTGGATGCTCTATGATGGTTTGTCTAAGCCACGCCAGCAGCTTAGCTCCATCCTCACTTCCAAACACACGAAGACATAACCGGTCAGTATCTTCCCTTGCAGTTATTACTTCCCGTATATCTGTAACGGTAGCTGACGCTAACCCTTCCCAACCATCTTCCACTTATTTGTATCCTTTTTCATCTTTGATAACTGTTTATTAATCCACGATATACGCTTTGGAGGAGCGTCTGGTGGGGCTGGTGCAAACATTTGACATCCATGCACGTATTGATAGCTTTGATACTCCCAGTCAGGCTTCTTAGCACATAGTCCAAATCCATACTTAGACATATCTAAGGCTTGCAAGGAGAAGTTCTTGCAGTCTACGCACTTCATCCCATTATAGCGCCAGGGTTCTTAGCCATACCTTCAACAACTTTAGATGCAAGCTCTGGATTCTGCTGTGCAACCTGTTGAGCTGCATCGGTAGCCTGCTGAATCATCATCTGACGCTCGGCTGGGCTATTCATAATGACGCGAGGGATAGCCATCTTCTCTGCAATCAGATCTAGCATTGCGCTAACCTTAATCATCATCTTGCCTTCCTGCCCAATGCTCTCGGCTATCTTCATGAATTGAATAATGTTTTGCACTTCTTCCATAGACTGAGACATAGCCAATGGCGATACAGGGGTGATCTTAATCTCTAGCCCGTTCACGCGTAGTGGTAAGTCTATCAGCCCACGGTCATCCATTATATCCAGTATCTTGGATACTATAGGAATCATTGTTTCATTAATCAGTCTACCGAACGCAGAGCCAAGGTTTTGGGATAACTGCTTCATCCTCTCCATAACCTCAGTAGCGGATCTAGCGCTCATATTGTCTGGTGGCAGGCTCTCATCCAGCAGAATGGACTTAATGTTCATCCTCAAGTCATTCATAATGATCTGAGAGACATTAAAGTCACCAGCTCTAGGCAAAGGCTTCAGAGCCTCACCTTGTGGCCCACCGTTACGGGCAACAGGTATGATGGCACCAGGGCTTATTTGTACCGTGTTGGGATTGAGTACGCCATCGTCAGCAGCGGTGTAGACTCCGGCGATTGCTAGACTTGCATTCTTCAGGACAAGCTCAAGAGTCTTGTTGAGCGTTTTAATATCTGGAAGCGCTGTAATTAACGGACCTCTGCCGTATATCTCACCAGCCACCTTCATGTAACGTGCAACAATCCACGGGCTAGACTTCATTTTGCGGTACACAATCTGAGACTTACTCTCTTTGTGTATCACATAATACATAAATTCACTCTTTTCTGCATCAAATATGGTTGCCTCAAGCAATTCCACGTCTTCTGTTGGAGTGTTCTCAACCAGAGTCTTAAGCCTGCCCTCAATGATAGCGTCACTCCACTGTTGCTGGATAGACTCAGCCTTAATACGCATCCGGCGGTAGACGTTATCCACTTTACCGTTAGCACCTTCCTCAAAAGCCACGAGGAATTGCGGTACTGGTATGAAGTTAATAGGATTAACGTCATCACCTGGCTGAATCATCATAACGGCGGTGCCAACACATAGGTCTAGGAGGAACTCCCCCATAGCAATGTCAAAGTTGGACTGCTTAATTGCAGCGAACAGCTTGTCGTTGTAGACTTCTAGTGCTGTTTGAGCTTCAACCCGTCTATCCAAAGGGATATCTGGACCAGGCTCAAGTCGGCACCACTTAGATTGTGGAGGGAAGATGCCAGATTGGATTCTATTGGCAAATCTTTGGGTTGAGTTGATGGCTGTAGCATCAAAGATACGGTTCATCTTCTTTGCACCACCTACATTACCATCGTAGAACCCGTCATACAGGTTACGTTGTGGCAAAGCGAACTCATAAGCGTCATCGTACAGGCTTCTGAAGTCCTCTTTCTTCCTGATCGCTATGTCATGTCTTTTTAAAATGTCAGCAACGGTCAGTTTCTTATCCATAGTAAACCTTTAAAGTTTTATGCACCCTAAATATCATTTGCTTGGAGCGTCAGAAGCTTCGTCGTCATCAGCAAATGGGGACTTGCCAGCTTTAACACGAGTGCTCGCGTGGTCAAATGCTTTTTTCATTATAGATCTCGGCATATTGCTAAAAAAAGATTTATCCTTAAGATCTGTCTTTAACAAGTAATCAAGTTCTTTTTTATTAAGAGTTGGGACAATCAATGGGATGTCCATTTCCTCACCATTCATGCCAACCCCAACAGATATTTCTGTTGATACACCGCCATCTGGACGCTCAAGCTCGCCAAAGAACCCCATGCCTTTTGCAGAACCATCCTTTCTATCGCCATAGTCCATAATTAACCTTTAGTTTCAGCAAGTTGCACGATTACTCATACCAGTCCAAGTGGACTTGAGCGATTTCAGCTGTGTTGCTGCGATTAGTAACACGAAATAAATAGGTGGTCAATGGGCTTAAAACGTATTCATCTATTCCTGCCGCCCCACCACTGCTCCCCGATCCTTGGCCGGTAATGATTTGGCCAGCAAATAGCTCTGTTCCTATACTAGAGACTGTTGGATTAATAGTTGATGCGCTTTGGCTAGCAATTGTAGAAGACCTATTCCGCTTTTTCGTAACTCCAGCTGTCCCATTGCTAACAGTTGAGCCTTCGTATATATAAAACTCAGCAGAGCCACCACACAGATAGGTGGCTACTATGTGTGGATATACGCCACTGGCAAAGGCAACAGCTATGTCAAGACTTGCACCGGCCGCTAACTTATTACCGTTATTACGGGTAACGTACAGACAGTACGCACGACCCTCCTGTAATCTAAGGTGGTTAACATCTTCCGTTGGAAGCGGTTTGTCAGAGCCAACCAATTGCTGTACAGAGAACATATCTGTATAGCTTGGCGATACGCTAATAGAATGGGTATCAGTCGAATCCCTTAGTACAGTAATTGGCATTACTATTTAATACCAGCACCTAGAGACTCTGACATAACGCCGGTTTCAGGAGCCATCCGTTCTTGCGAGAGAAGTGCTCTGTTACCACCGGTAAGTCTGGTTTTCCTCTTAGCAGCAAGTTCCTCTGCCAGCTTGATCTTGGTAGCATCAGCATCGGCTGCCAACTTTAAGGTTTCTTCCTTTTGCATTTGGAGCTGCTCTGCTGCTGCTGCTGCCCCACCGCCTCCGCCTCCACCCATACTACCTCCTAGACATTATGTAACAATCCTGTTTGTCTTGAGTAAATTGAATTAACTTACCTTCAATATTAAAACCCAAGAATTCGCCCCATTTAACGGCTCTTTCATTACTGCTTTTAACATGAATCTGCAATCTATGCAACTTTAAGGATATTTCACAGATGTCAGCGAAGGTTAGAGCACACTTAGATAAGGCTAACGGCCTCTTGAAGGTATCCTTACTAAGCAATGCCCACAACTCAGCAACTCCATGCCACATTAGTATGCAGCCAAATAAGGCTACAGGTTTGTTATGTAGGTGCACTGTCAAGGAGTAAGCGCCATATCTCCTTTGTATTTCAATGGTTTGCTTTAAAACAGCAAGATGCTCACTTGTCAGTCCCCAAAACTCTACAGCAGCAATATTATCTACATCACCTATCTCTGATGGCCTATATTCCACGCCAGCAATACGCGGCAAGTGTTTAATAACCTCTTTAATGTCCAAATACATCGAAGTCAGCGTTAATAACTGTCTTAGCAAAGATTGTAGAGGAATGCGACTGCGTGCTTCTGGTCATCCTTTTATGCTCGCCACCACCAAGCAGTAGGTAGCCAAACGCATCACCTACGTGGGAGTGCTCATTCTTGTTAGGCGCATCTCTAAACCTCTCGTGGCCAGCTCCAACAGAGATTCTCTTGAAGTGATAGCCACCAGACAGGGACTTTCTAAGCATCTTGCAGGAAGTAGATACAATCAGGCCAGGCTTCCCAGCGATTAGCCTCTGCATCGGAGCTGCACCAGACTCGCGCCTTACCTTGAAGTCATTAGATGGAGTAGGTTGCGCCCTCAATCCTAGTGTTCTAAGGTGGTCAAACGCTGTAACCTCATAGATCTGGTCCCGCTGCATCCCAGCAGGATCACCCCATATCATTACTTGGGCATTAGGAAACCTAGCATTTAACTCAGCAAGTAATTGCTGGCCGAATCTCTCCAGACCCATGTCAGAAGTAACGATCTCGTGCAGGACTATCCATCTACCATTGTTCAAACGTTGGCCTATAACCGCAGCAGGGGTTAATCCAAAGTCTAAACCTATCTGTATGGGCAGGGATGGGTCGTATTCAACGTCCCCACTCATTAGAGCATCGTTATATTCAATCCAGACAGGTTTACCTTCTTGCACATAGGTATACTTACCTTCTGCATAACACCTGATCCAGTCCAAGTTCTTGCCGGCAAGCATCTGTATGTAGTAACCAGGAGGCAGGTTATTGATGTTCTCAGCCCTCTGGTTGATCTTCCACCACCTACCTGATGCAAAGATATGGTCATTAGCTTCTGGGTTCTCAGGGAGATCTCCAGGAGCAACCTCTATAACTCCACCTGGTTGTTTAAAGAACTCCCATCCATACTTACCGGTAACCTTTTCCTTTTCTGCCATACGGAACCACCAATGATCGTCATCCATTGGGTTAGTATCCATCCATATGCCATGCCAAGAGGGGCCACCATCCCTTTGTGTGGGGTAACGACCAACCCGATGGGTAAGTCCGTCGATGACTGCTTTTGGCAGCTCTCGCGCCTCATTAACCCAAGCGCCGGTAAGCTCAAGGGACAGTAGCTTTCGGACATCCTTAGGCTGATCTAGCGCAAGGAAGATGACTTCGCAATCAATACCAGCGGCACCACCCCTAGATGGCAGTCTGATATGATGAGTAATAGGTGGGGTCCACAGCATATGTCCAAAGGTATTCTCTGGGAACATATCTATCCAAGTCTTGATAGTAGTGGTCTTTAGTTCTGGATAACTGTTTCTAACGATAGCAAAGCGGGTGTACCTTATCCCGTCTATAGGAGAAGGCTTCTGCTTAACAGCTCGCAGCATTATCTCAGCACAGCAGGCATATGACTTACCGCTACCTACGGCACCCATAATGCCTCTAACAAAGGCATCTGAGCGTATGAAGTCGTAGACTACGGGTGATTTACTGAAGTCAAGGTTAAGACCGGCAACCCCAACCTCTTTCTGGCTACGTTCTTTAGTCTTAGACATCAGGAGATCCGTTCTCAATAATGTCTGGTGTCCTAATATTAATACCAATAACACTAGGTTTATCAGAGTCTTGTGGAGAATCCAGCAATCCAGAGGCTTTCGCAAGCAATCTGAGCACTCCAACCTTATCAAACAGCTCTATATCTAGGGTATTGTAGGAGTTACCATCCTTATCAGTCCTAGTATTGCACTTAATGGACTTAATGGCTTGAAGTGCGTGCTCGGGGATCTCGTTAGATGGCTTTACTGTAATGTTACCTTGAGCATCCCACGACATGATATCCGTGAGCTTAGTGTTAGCCATAGATAACAAGGCGTAGGATACCGCTTCCTTGTTAGCTTCTAGTGTTGCAGATCTCTTTAAATCACTCTGTATCGTCCTGATACCACCGTAATTCTTCAAGGATGGTATCTTCTTTGCGAAACTATCTGACATTCATCACTCCGTCTGTGGGATCACATCTACAGCGACTAAGCATCTGCCACCCTTAAATGGAACACCTCTTTGTACATACAGCTTATCTACTTGGCTATCATCGTCATATACACCAGCATCCATCAAACTATCCAATACTGCTTTACAGATATTATCTATATCAAACAATCTCTTGCTTCTAGGACATACAATGATACATACAGACAGTCTCGCATCCCCTAACTTAGGTACATTGTTCTCAGATACATAATCCGCTACAGCTTTCTTAAAGATAACTCCAGCTTTAGATATGAACCGTCTATTCCCATTAGCTCTCCAATAAGTATTAACTGAAGGGGGATACGGAAGCATTAACATCTTAACTCCACTGAGTAGCCATTGCTTTAGCTATGCCAGTATACGTAATAGATCGCAGCTTCCATCTATCTGGTGACGGGGGCAGATTATGAACTCTTGCCTCTCTGCCTTCAACTATATCTGTAGGAAGTAGTTTAGGTAGGTTCTTTAGCCATAAACAAGTAGCCTTAGTCTCTCCATGACCGAACTGCCAAGGTTGGATAATCTGATCTGGCTTTCTTATTCTACTAGAGATAATGCTTATAGGGTTCTCAAGCGCAATCTTAGGTATAGGTGCGTTAAGGAGTGCATCTACAAACCACAGGGCTTCTGCTTGCTCTGGAAGCTTATCCTTGAACCATCTCGCACCACTTACGCATAGATGGGTACAGGGAGGATGGGCTATCATCAAGTCCCACCCATCGTTTAGCACAGAAAGAACGTCTGCATGGATATGCTTACCTTCTGCTGCGATGAGATCACAGGACCAGGCATCGTGGCCCAGCTCATTAAACGCATCTCTTACTACACCAGAGAACTCGCAAGCCACTAACACTCTCATCTCTATCCCGCCATAACTGTCATACAGAAGTATAAGCTATCTTTAATAAATACTGCAAGATAAATATAACTTGCTATTAGGGAGAGATGGATATACTATTATGTCTTGGGGGCATAACCCACCCCTCGCAAATGTAGTGTCTGACAGATGCGGATAAACGTGGCGTACAGTAAGTGTTTCCTTAGTTACCTTGCCAGGATTGGATCTACAAGGAATTATCGGGGCACAGTCTACTGAGAGATAACTCTCTAGCCTAGATAAACAAGAAGACACATCCTTTTAGGATCTTTCCCTTTAATTATACGGGTAAGGTTCTATCTGTCTCTAAAATCCCACCTCATCGCATACTTAGTCCCACCGCTATACCGTGATCTTCTGTAAAACATATACTTAATACGTACCTCTTCTATCAGGTTCCGTTACCAAAAACAATTTTATATATAAAATTCAAAACACCACATAGTAGAAGTGGGAAACCGGAGCAGAAAACACACCTCTTTTCAGGGTAAAGTGGGAAAACTAGGAAATCTACCGAAAAGTTGAGAGGAAGCCCCTCACCGCTACCGGTAGGGTGGGGGGGGATAGGGTGCCTTCCGCCACAAGTGTAATGTAATCAGCACCTTGCGCAGTGTGTACATATGAGTAGTGTGTTCAGTGCGCCATATCAGGCCCATATCGCTAGATGGGAATGAGGGGTGACAGTGACGCTACAGTGTGGATAGGTACACTCGAAGCTGAGTTAACGTTATTCCAGATTCACACATCTTTTCCAGAATAAGAATATGTTCTTCAGTTCTTACAGAATTCCCACTTATACCCATGACCTCCCCCCAATTCAACAGTGATTCCCCACCTTGTGTAGGATTGACGGTAGATTCTGTTACCTTATTCCCACTGGCGCACTCTGTTATCTCTTTAACCTTACGTGGCCTACCTCTGCTCTTGTGAATTCCAGTCATCTTAACTCCCTTTAGTGGATGGATCGGTTCGATTAATGTATCTTGGGATATCCCTATTGCGTCCTCTGTATTGATGGTTACATCGTAAACCATGCGGCGCACACATCCACGAATCCCAGGTACGCCGTGGCGTTTAACTCTAACGATATATCCTACCTTCTCTATCTTTTGTAGCATCAATGCCATGTAACTCTTGGAACATCCGTAGTCTCTACCCAATGCGGTACAACTAACGAATGACATACCCGCATTGTTACAATAGGAAGCGTAGATCCCCAAGATCCTTAATTGGCTAAGAGATAACCTTTTCTCTCTGAATGCACGTAATGGGACAACACAGAATTTCCTCCCATCCTCCCTTTCTACTCTCTCAATCACCGGCTTATCTGGTAACACGAATCCCATTTAATACCCTTTCAGTGAAAGTGAAGACTCACATTATATATATTTAAGGGAGGGTATTGACAATATGTATAGCTATTGACGATAATTAGTACGTGCACCATTCGCACATTACATAAAAGGGATTAATCATGACTAACGATACTTTCTTCTTTCTAATGCTAAACGCGGTATTGCTTGCAATCGTACTAATCTTGTCTATTTAATCCCATTACATAAAAGGATATAACCATGTTATATATTCTCGAAGTGTTATCAGTTGCTGGAATGTTCGCTCTGTTAATCCTGGTGTTGCTAATTGGTGGCGCAGCATGAATAAGTTTACCCCTAAGATAGACCTAGCATCAAACGATAGGTTGCAATTATGGTTATCCGATACAGACATCAAAAAGATTAAAAGGAGTAAATCATGGAAGGCTACTGTAACTGCTATGGATACAGGAGTGGTTTATAAAGTAGCGGGTTGTCCTTGCTCCTGTCCAAAATGCTATTGCGATGCGTACGTTATATCAAGTAAAACACTTTAGCACCCATTACATAAGAGGAAGTAAAATGAAGACAGCAAAAAAGCCTACAGGCTATATCTTGTATCGTGGTAAATCAGAATTAAACGGCAAGCCTATTGTAGTTATTGCAATAACAAATAGCACCAATTCCAAAACTGGCAACATGGTACAAACTTACATAATGGCCGATAATGGACTATCGCCGGTTGTATCGGCTCGGACCCTGGAAGACGCGGCCGTGTGTGGTGACTGTAAGCACCGAAGGGGTTTAGGCGGTTCATGCTACGTTAACCTAGGCCAAGGACCCCGGTCTGTTATGTCTGGTGTATTGCGTGGCATCTATCCATTTAATCCTGGTCAAGCTGCAATTGAATGCACCGGTCGCAAGGTTAGACTTGGAACATATGGCGACCCCGCGGCCGTGCCATTCCATATATGGGAAGACTTGTTAACGAATGCGGCCGGGAATACCGGCTATACTCATCAATGGCGCAAATTTAGATCAGCGAAAAGCTTGAAGCTTATGTCTTTAGTTATGGCATCCGCTGACAGTGAAGCAGATCGAATTGAAGCAATTGCACGCCGGTTTCGTACCTTTCGGGTCCGGTCCAGTGATGAGCCGATAATGGCCGGGGAATTTCAATGTCCGGCAAGTAAAGAAGCCGGTAAAAAGAAGACTTGCGGGGATTGCATGGCGTGCGACGGTGGAATAAGTAGAAAAGGATCACCGGTGATCGTGGTTCATGGTTCGCTTGCAAGCCGATTCTCTAATTAAGGTATAAAAGCCGATCCTATAGGGTCTATCGGACCTTATGGGATACTCTTTTGTACAATGCGGGGAATAATCACCGCACGGTATCTATTCACCTATCTATTCACCTATCTATTCATAAATGAGGTTATCTATGGAAGACTTAGAATTCAGTGATTATGAATTAAACCAGGAAGACGACATTATCCTAGACATTGAGACAGACAGTTACCTGGACAATCCTAGGCACAATCAAGCCTATTATATAAACAATGGGGATTATTAAATGATAAAGATATGGTTAACGCCAATTCTAGCGGCTGTCGCTGTCTGGATTGTCTTTTTTGGAATCTTACACGGATTAGAATATATGGCAAAAGTCTACGGACAATAGTCCGGACAAAGTAACCAGGTACAAGGGGATTAATACGCCAGACTTTCGGCGCGTTACCTTGTGAGTGGGCGCTCACTAACGGTTAGCGGGTCAGTGACTGCTAACATTTCAAAAAAGCAAGCGCTAACTATCCGTATCAGCGAGTAACCCAGGATGCCATATGGGAAGGGGCGGGCATTTTGTAACTGGTCCAACAGCGGTTGGCGGCAGAATAGTTGGAGCTGGGCCGGAGAATTACTGTGGGTGCCCCACCAAAATCAAAGCCCCATATACTCTTGGAAAGTCTGGCTCGATAATAGGCCCTAAACCTCGATAATGTTACCTCTAAACTGCATATGGTTCTCATCCCAGACTGAAGCCTTCTCTGGTTCCAGCATATGGCCATCATGGAAAGTAACCACGATAAAGCCAGCAACCCAGTTCCTCGGATTATCCTCCATATAGCCAGCAAATTGCTCTCCGTAGGGGTTAGCTAGGGTACCGCCATCAACGCCGAACCTGGTGCCGTTGTAGTCAGTGAACGGGGTTACTTTGAGAGAGTGCAGGTGTCCAGTTACCACGCTCTTGCCAGACTTCAGGGTATTGTTGTAGACAGCGTGAATACCATTATGATATCTGTGCTTAATCACCAACTCATCATTGACCCAAGCGCTCCAGCACTGGTTCCAGCGAGGGAAGTGATCCTTGAGGGCAAACCCTTTAATACCTTCATACTCAGGTGACTGGGCCGCTAACCGAGTCTCAAACCTAGCATCGTGGTTGCCCAGCTGCCAGTATAACTTAGCATTCTTGCCGGCATCCTCAACCATCTGGGAGAACTCTTGGCAGGCTTCCAGCTCCTCTTTGACAGTAGGTGACTTATCCCAGCCTATCCTTGGCCATCTACTGGCACGTGCCCCATCAAATATATCGCCATTGAAGTGTACGGCAACAGGTTGCAACTCTTTGACAAACTTAACAAAGCCACGCTGGGCGGTAGTTCTCTCGCCAGGCCAGACATGAGCATCTGATCCGATTATATGGATGCCATTAAGTGTATCAATCTTGATACGTCCTGGTGCTTCCGGCAAAACATATACCTTACCTGATATTGCCGACAACACGGTGCCAGTCCTGTTCTCGACTGACCTCCGCCTTGTATGTACCGCCCTCTCAGACATCTGTAGTCTTTTGGATACAGCCTTTGCACCACCTAACTCACGCCATATATTGATAAAGTCTTCGTCAGATACAACCATTAATGCCCCCTTGGCGCAGGCCGCCATATATCTTCTCGGATAACCATAATTGCAGTGTTGAACGTAACAATAACGGACTCGTTATATAGACAGTACGCAGGATTGATATCCTCAAGTCTCATAAAAGCCCCCCAAGGTGCGGTTGCACTTGACTTGTAGAACAGGATAGGTTTGGATGGGAATGCGTCTAAAACTGTCTCGGTCCAGCAGGCACTGATATCGCCAGCGTTTGACCTGACTAAGCGTAAGTGCCACCCTGGAATCTCTTGTGCTTCGAGATCCAGTTTCAGGCTTTTAAAGATAATGTTCTTAAGGTTTTCCAATAGCCTGTTTAGATTCAGTAGCTTGCGTTACCTCAATCCACTTCTGTAAGTAATGCAATGCTTTTAGCTGATCTTCTAGGCCACCCTTATCGTTGCACCTAGCAACATACTTAATGACATTGCCACGCAGGTATCCGATAAACTCTGCATCCGACATCCACGCGCTCATAGCATCCCAAGGTTGTATTGACTTGTGTGTGTAGTGTGTGCCACCAACCTGCCTACCGCTTGCGCTCATATACCCGTATCCCTAATCTGTCGTACAACTCCTGCACCCTGTTACCATTCTGGTCAACTAATGATTCGACTTTAGTATTGAATTGGTCATATAATTCATATGCTGGCTTCACCGGCTTGGTGTCCGTTAGGCAAGGGGATTGGCACGCCTCAATTTCCGCATTATATGCCATAACACGTGTAGAAAGGCAAATTAAAACAGCGACAAGCAACACTAAGCTACTCTTCTTTATCATATAACCTCCATTAAACGTAAATTAAACACTTAAATTGCACAGCCACACCCACCAAAGTCTAGCAACTCATCCAATGTAAGTTGCTTGCCATCTTCGATAGACAATCTAAACTCTCTCAAGGTCTTGTAGGTAAGTTGTCCGTTCACTACTTCTCTTAGGAATGGTTTAGCATTGGGAACGGCATCATATACTGCTTGCTCTTTGTTCTCATGGTCCAGGTATTGGTCCCTATCACCTGCCAGAAGCTTTGCATAATGACCAGCTCCTGCCTTGGGGCAGAATCCACCGCAGTTATTGTGGCCTAGACCGAATGAGTAAAGCCTTGGTGGAGCTATACCATACTGCTTACTGTAGTCCTTTAGTATCATACGGCCATCTTCTACCAATGTTGACCTGTAGACATACGGAAGCTTTCTTGGTTGCAACCTGGTTAACCTATGTTCCTCAGTAATATCAATACCCAGATGTATCTCAACCTCATCAAAGTTCCAATGCCTTTTAATGAACTTGTCTAGGTATTCTCTCTTTAATATCTTGCTACAAGGATCTATCCTAGAGTTTCCCATGAACTTCACATCTTCAAACACCTGGAACGGTGTACGCCCCTCTGCAATGGTGATGTGCTGGCAACCCAAGAACGCACTGCATTCCTTCATAAAGCGGTACAGATCTTTGTCCTCTATAAGGGTGTCAGCAAACAAGGTAACCACATTCCCCTTGCCGTACTTGGAGACACACGACTCCGCTTCTGCAAAACTACCCATGCCACCAGAGAATGATATTATATGAATCATATAGCCTTTAAACGTAAAAGTGGTGCTGGTCACAGGTAGTTAGCAGCCTAAGTTTGCTCCAACTCTTAGGCTTTTCTATCCACGTAGCATGGAAGTGGGTAGCCTCAAACTTACCTCCACCATACAACGCAGTCTTAGCAGCCCTCTCAGACTTCATCCAAGCCTCGCTATGCTTATTAGGCCGATGCTCTGGCTTAACTACCCCACCAGACATCTTCTCAGGCACCCAGCTGAACTGGTAGGGAGCTAATATTACCTTGGATATATCGCCACCTGGACCCATCCGGTTTAAGGCCACCTGTGCAATCTTGGTCATACACACCTCATTCTGATTGCGACCTTCGAACCAGACCGTCAGGGTTAACCACATCAAAAGTTCAGTCATGTGTTCTCCTCCCAATATTCACACTGGCATACATATCTACCGGCATTGTGCGATGCGTTCCTGAGAAACGAGTGCGGTGCATCTGGATGAGTTTTGCATTTAACCCCACCATCATCAGCTCCATCATCCGATTCCTTGCGCCAGTTATCAAGCTCCTCCTCCCTAGCACCTCCCGCATTCTTCTCTATCAAAGCGGCTATCGTTAGGCGTAACTCCTTGATACGCTTCAGGTAAGCAATTGATTTCCTTTTCTTTTGTATCTTGCCAGCGCCCAACATTGAGGCAACGTGCATCAACTGTAAGTGTTTTAAGAACTTTTCAATATCTATCAAGTCATCTTCATACATAATCCTTCTCCTGATTTATAGTAACAATCCGATTAGATATCCAAAGATTCCAATGATGACTAGCACTGGCGCTACGGCCAGGCATATCATCAACCACTCGTGGTGAGACAGCCTAGACCGCCATTTATTTCGCATACAGCGCCCTGATCCTCGACCGTACAAAGGTCAGAATGATGTCTTGATCTATCCCACCCCAGTTAACACGATTCTTTGCAGCCTCTCCATACGCCTTGAGCAAGCCAATCTCACCCATCTTAGCGACCAGAGAATGCGTTGGGTTATAAGTACCAATGCCACTTATAAAGGCTAACTCGTCTTTTGTTGTCCAGCATTTACGGTAGTCGAACACTTCACTTATCATTTGAAACCTCCATTTTAACTCCAGAAATTATGACTCGAATGTAATTCTTAACATAAGCCATACGCTTTTCAGGCGTATCCAACCCCATCTTATGGGTATACTTCAGTGCTTCTGATTGCCAGTGGTTATCGTAGTGCTCACGGCACAACTGGCCGGTTGTAGCGTATGAAACTATTGCATTGTTAGGACAGTTACGGTAACTACAGTTTATGTGGTTACTTCTTTCCGCTTCGTAGTACATCAAACACCTCCTTTGTAAGTACGCAAACACGGTAACTCACGCCTCAGAATTTTGTCAAGATAAATATCTTCATAACCAGTAAATATATTTGTTGACTTTGTGAAACAGGGGGCTTTATCATGTTCTCGTCACACAAGGAGGCGATATGGATACAGAAGATAGACTAGATTACCAACAGCAGCACGATGAACAACAACAACAGGAGATGGAAAATGAGAACGTCTGAAAGCATTACAGCAATAACACCAGCACTAATTGCAGCTCAACAGAGTATTACTTTTGCTGCCAAGAACGCACTTAACGGGCACTTAAAGAATACCTACGCCAATCTAGCGGCAGTAATCGAGGCTGTAAAGAACCCTCTTAACGATAACGGGATCGCGTTTATCCAGTCCATTACGGAGAGTGATGACGGTAAGCTAAGAATTACAACCAGGTTGATACACAAGTCTGGCGAGTGGATCGAAGATACAGCATCCTCCCCTATGCCCAAAGCAGATAGCCAAGGGTTAGGATCGGCCTGCTCTTATCTCCGCCGGTACACCTTGTCCGCAATGATGGGCGTATATCAGGATGACGATGACGGACACGGTGCTAGAGCTGAGCCACCAGCACCAGAGAAGAAGGTTGCACCCAAGCCACTGGATGAAGAAAAGATGAAGATCATCCTTGAGATCTTGGAAGTAGCTGCAAAAAATGGCAGGGCTGAACTTGGTAATGTTTACAAAGAGATTCCAGATTCACCTGAAAAAGTTGCTGTGATTGCCGTACATGGTGAGAACCTTAAAGGGAGAGCCAAGTGAAACAGTTAACAGCTGAGTGGTTTGAAATCAGAGCTGGAAAAGTGACAGCCAGTAAGGTTTACGATGTCATATCTAAAACCAAGTCTGGGGATTATGCTGCTGGACGTGCTAAGTACCACCTGCAACTGGTTACGGAGCGCCTGTCTAAGCAGATTGCCTCTGCATATGTAACGCCGGCTATGCAGTGGGGTATTGATCGTGAGCCTGAAGCTAGGGTTCGCTATCAGTCAAGGTACGAGATGGTAGATGAGGTTGGATTCGTTGCCCATCCTATCATCCCAAACTCAGGTGCCAGTCCTG